TTAAGATTGTCAACGTAGACCAAGGTCTTATACCATTCAATATGTGGGATTTTCAAAAGGATATGATTAGATTGTATCATGAGAATCGCTTTGCCATTACCAAATGTCCTCGTCAGGTTGGTAAAACAACGACCTCGGTAGCATATCTTCTTTGGTTAACACTATTCACAGACTCACAGAACATTGCTGTCCTGGCCAACAAGGGATCACTTGCAAGAGACATTCTATCTAAGTATCAGTTAGCTTATGAAAATCTTCCAATGTGGTTGCAACAGGGTATTATTACTTGGAATAAAGGTAATGTGGAACTTGAAAACGGTTCTAAGATCATTGCCGCATCAACTTCATCATCCGCAGTTCGTGGAGGTTCTTTTAACGTAGTTTTCTTGGATGAATTTGCTTTCGTTCCTGCAAATATTGCAAACGAATTCTTTAACTCGGTTTATCCTGTTATTTCTTCTGGTAAATCCACCAAGATTATAATCGTATCCACTCCAAATGGTATGAATCTGTTCTATAAATTGTGGATGGATGCAATTGGTAAGAAAAACGGTTACAAAACATTCTCAATTCATTGGTCAATGGTACCGGGCCGTGATGAAAAATGGAAAGAAGAAACAATTAAGAATACTTCACTAGAACAGTTTAGACAAGAATTTGAATGTGAATTCTTAGGTTCTACAAATACTTTGATTTCCGGTGAAAAACTCCAACAGTTGGTCTACATGGACGCAATCTATGAACACGATAAAGTTAAAATCTATGAACAACCTATAAAAGAAATTGATAACGGAAAAGACCATCTGTATGCCATGACAGTTGACGTTTCAGAAGGTAAAAACATGGACTGTTCTGCTTTCAGTGTTTTTGACATATCCAATATCCCATACAAACAAGTTGCAACTTATCACAGTTCATCAATTTCGCCTGTACTATTTCCAACAGTTATCTATAATACTGCAAAGTTATATAATGATGCATATGTTTTGGTAGAAATCAACAACACTCCACAGATTGCAGATAGTTTACACAACGATCACGAATATGAAAACTTATGGAAAGTGTTTACTGGAAACAAAAAACCACAACAATTATCAGCTGGTTTTGCAAGAGGCATTCAATTGGGTTTAAAAATGTCTCCACAAGTAAAGAGAATTGGATGTTCAAATCTTAAAATGTTGATTGAAGGTGACAAACTTTTAATCAATGATTTTGATACCATTTCAGAATTGACCACCTTTGTTGCAGAAAAGAATTCATTTCAGGCAGAAGAAGGTGCAAATGATGATTTGGCTATGAGTTTGGTTATATTTTCATGGTTGACTACACAAACTTATTTTAAAGAAATTGTAAGCCATGATATTCGTAAGCAAATACAATTAGAAACAATGAATCAGGTAGATGATGAGGGGTTGCCTGAAATGATGGTAGAAGATGGTTTACAAATGCAACTTGAATTAGTAGACGGTGATTTGTGGGATTCAAGTGTTGGAGGAGATACATATGGTTCCTTCATGCGAGACATGATGCGAAATCTATAAAAATAACGATTCATAAATAATTCATTGGTATAAACTGCCATATAACAGAATAAAATCAAGGAGAAGACACAAATGGCGCAAATAGCTCAATTATCTCCAGGCGTACTTACAACAGAAACCAACTTAACAACAGTTGTTCCTTCAGTTTTGACTACAGCCGGTGCGTATGCAGGAGCCTTTAACTGGGGTCCAGGCAAATCAATTACAACAGTTGACAGTGAAAGAACACTTGTTGACATTTTTAATCAACCAGATTCGAATACAGCAAGTTCTTTCTGGACTGCGGCTTCATTCTTAGCTTACGGAAATAATCTTCAAATTGTTCGTGCAGTAAATTCTGGAACATTGAATGCTGTTGATGCAGGCACAGCTGCTCAAGTTGTTAATAAAGAAACATTTCAATATTCATTATTAAATTCAGGTAATGCAAATGGTTACGGTGCTTTTATGGCACGATATCCTGGTGCTTTAGGAAATTCATTGACAGTATCTGTAATTGATGCAGGTGCATCTGGCCAGTTTTCTTCTTGGAATATTGCTTTATACAATGTTGCGGGTTCAAATTACTCAAACGTTGCGCTTGCAGGATTTTTCAATTCTGCACCAAGTACAGGTTATAACACCTCTCAAGTTGGTGGTGCAAATGACCAAATTCATATTGCAGTTGTTGACACTGGTGGTTTATTTTCGGGAACAAAAGGAACAGTTTTAGAAACTTTCTCTTATCTTTCCAAAGCAGTTGATTCTGTAGATTCTACAGGACAATCAAACTATTACAAAAATGCAATTTTTAATAATTCAAAATATGTTTATGCTGTTGATCCTGTTAATTATTTTTCAACAAATGGAACATGGGGCCAAAGAGCTGCAAACACAAGTTTTACAACTTTAGCAACTCCTTTTACTCTACCTCTATCTGGCGGAATTGATACGAGTGTTACGGATGCTGATGTTATTACCGCTATGTCTTATTTTACGGATACAGCTCAAACATCTATTTCACTTGTAATGACTGGTCCATATACAAATACAGCGGTTCAAACAAATGCCATCAATATGGTAGCAACACGTAAAGATGCTGTTGCATTTGTTTCACCACCTTATACTTCAGTTGTTAATAACTCTGGAAACGAACAATCTTCTGTTCTTTCTTGGATGTCAACTCTTTCTTCAGTAACTGGTGGTCCAACAGGTTCATACGGGTTTGCAGATTCTGGATGGAAGTATCTATTCGACCGTTACAATAACAAATATGTTTGGGTTCCTTTGAATGGTGACATTGCAGGACTATGTGTTTACACAGATAACACAACCAATTCATGGTATTCACCAGCAGGATATACTCGTGGTGTAATTAAAAATGTTATTAAACTAGCATGGAATCCAACTCAAGCAAATCGTGATTCTCTATACCAAGTTGCTGTTAATCCTGTTGCTTCTTTCCCTGGATCAGGAACAGTGTTGTTTGGTGACAAAACAATGCAAACACAGCCTTCTGCGTTTGATAGAATCAATGTTCGTAGATTGTTTATCACTATTGAACAAGCAATTGCAAGAGCTGCTAAATTCTCGTTGTTTGAGTTTAACGATGCATTTACACAAGCACAGTTTGTTGCATTAATAACTCCTTACTTACGTTCAGTGCAAGCACAAAGAGGTATTACGGCATTCCAGGTTGTTTGTGATTCAACAAATAACACACCATCAGTTGTTAATAATAATCAGTTTGTTGGAGACATTTACATTCAACCTGCTCGTTCTATTAACTTTATACAGTTGAATTTTGTTGCGGTTGGTACTGGAGTTAGTTTTACAACAATTACTAACACCACAGCGTAATAAATATAACAACGAATAGGAGAAAAAAATGGCTTTTCAAATTAGCGATTTTACGCAAAGATTAACAGGGGATGGTGCCCGTCCAAATTTATTCCAAGTTGTTATGTCTAACGTACCAGGAATAACAGCAAATAAACTATCCTTTATGGCAAAATCTGCACAACTTCCAGGATCAACTCTTGGTACAGTTCCAATGTATTATTTTGGTAGAGAAATGAAGTTTGCTGGAAACAGAACTTTTGCTGACTGGACAATTACTATCATTAATGACGAAGATTTTATGATTCGTAACGCATTCGAATCGTGGATGAACTCTATTAATAGTAATGAATCTAATGTAAGAGGAAATCCTGGTGTTACAATTTCTGAAACAGGACAAAATTATACCACTGATGCTCAAGTTTTCCAATATGGTAAAGCTGGTCCAAGTTCTGCAAATGCATCTAACGGCGCTATCAAGGGTTACAATTTTGTAGGCATGTTCCCTGTTGATGTTTCACCAATCGATTTAGATTGGTCAACAAATGACCAAATTGAAGAATTTTCGGTAACATTTTCTTATCAATATTGGACTACTGGAACAAATGGACAAACAACAGGTTTAACCACCTAATTTAGTCTACTATATAAAGAGGGCTTCGGTCCTCTTTCTCATGATTTTTTGAACGGACTTAGAATAAATGGCAAATAAATTTTCACTTTTTGGTTTCACAATCTCTCGACAAGATAATGAAGCTAAACAAGAAGGTCAACAATCATTCTCTCCACCGAGTAATGATGATGGTGCATTAACGATTACATCTGCTGCTTATTATGGAACTTATGTTGACCTGGATGGCACTGCAAAGAATGAAGTTGAATTGATTTCTCGTTATCGTGAAATGGCAATGCAACCGGAAATTGAATCTGCTATTGACGACATTGTTAATGAAGCAATTTGTCAAGATGATGATGGTAAAATTATTCAGATTATTTTAGATGACCTAGAACAACCTGATAAAATTAAGAAGGCCATCAAAGACGAATTTAATACTATTTTGCGTATGTTAAACTATACCAAAATGGCACAAGACATATTCCGCAGGTATTACATTGACGGAAAACTTTTTTATCACATCATTGTGGATAGAGAAGAACCTACAAAAGGTATTAGAGAATTAAGATATATTGACCCACGAAAGATGCGTAAGATTCGTGAAGTCAAGAAACAAAAAGATGAACGCACTGGCGTAGAAGTTATGAATGTGGTTAATGAATATTACATTTATAACGATAAAGTAACTACAGGAAGTTCTACAAATTATGGACCTGTTGGCACGAGAATTACTACTGACTCCGTGGTTTCTGTGGTGTCTGGCCTTATGGATTCTCGCAGGGCTGTTGTCTTATCTTATTTACATAAGGCAATCAAACCGTTAAATCAATTACGTATGATTGAAGATGCAACAGTTATCTATCGTATTTCAAGAGCACCAGAACGTAGAATATTTTACATTGACGTTGGTAACTTACCAAAGTTAAAAGCAGAACAATATCTGCGTGACATTATGGTTAAGTACAAGAACAAATTGGTATATGATGCCAATACAGGTGAAGTCCGTGATGACCGTAAGTTCTTATCTATGATGGAAGACTTCTGGTTACCACGTAGAGAAGGCGGAAAAGGTACAGAGATTACTACATTGCCAGGTGGACAGAACCTAGGTGAGTTGGAAGACGTTAAGTACTTTGAAAAGAAACTATATAAGTCATTGAATGTTCCTGTGTCCAGACTTGATCCTAATCAATCTGGGTTCTCTTTAGGCCGTGTAGGTGAGATTACTCGTGATGAATTGAAGTTTGCTAAATTTGTTGGCCGTATGCGCGCCAAGTTTTCTGACTTGTTTGACCAATGTCTAAGAGTACAATGTGTACTTAAAGGTATTTGTACAGACGAAGAATGGAAGACATTTAGAGAATATATTCATTATAACTTTATCAAGGATAATAATTTCACTGAGCTTAAAGAAGCTGAGTTGATGAAAGAAAGATTGTCTTTGTTAGGTGAAGTTGATCCATATACTGGTCGTTATTTCTCTCAATCATGGATTCAACGTAATGTATTGCGTTTGAATGACGATGAAATTGGAGTTATGCAGAAGGAAATGGAAGAAGAAAAAGAAGCAGGATTTGGATTACCAGTCGGAGTAACAACAGACGTTGCACAACAACAAATGTTAGGACAACTAGATATGGAGAAGAATGCTCATCAAGCAGATTTAGACAAAAAAGTTAATCAGGCAAAGGAAAAGAATCCTCAAAAAGAAGATTTTAAACCTACATTAGAAATAGTAAAAAAAGTTTTAGGAGAATAAAATGGACGCAACAAGAAATTTAATCGATTACGCAATGGATGACAATGGTGTAGAATTTCGTAACGAACTTTATGCTTCTATTCACGATAGAGTAACTGCTGCAATTGAAGCAAAGAAACAAGAAATTGCTGGTAGTTTGATTCGTAAAGAAGAAAAAGAAGAAGAAGAAGGCAAGGGCCATGAAAAAGCTGAAAAGAAGATGATGAAATCTTTGGATAAAAACAGCGATGGCAAACACACTATGGCTGACCATAAAAAAGAAGAAGTTGAATATGTTGATGAAGCAGAAGAAAAAGATGATGAAGAAAAGAAGGAAGAAAAACCAAAATCTTCTAAAGGCCCTTCATCTTTAGGTGTTCATTTTGGAAGAAAATCCAGTTCAGGTGGAAAAACAACAGAAACAAAAACTGGTCGCACACATACAAGCGGCGACAGATACTAAAATTGGAATAAAATATGGCAAACGCATTTACTTATCAAATTTTAAAGGATGACACTCAACATGTAGTTATTAAGTTAACTGCAAAGTTTGATGGTACTGGCCAAGAATCTAATGCTGTTAGAATTATGGCAAATTCTTTTTCTGGTGCATTAGCAACCAATGGTTATCCTGTTGCTAATACTCAACCAGGTGGAGTAGCTAATACTGCACTATCATACTATGGACTTTCATTGTATCGTTTATGGTACGATTGCTCTAGTTCAACTACAGCTGACGTTGAAATGAATTGGCAAGCAACTGCGCCGCAAACTTTATTTCTTTTAAATGGTAATGGAGAATATGACGGTAATGGCAACTGGATTACTATTCCAAATAATACATTAGGTGCAGCCGGCGCCAACGGAAACATTGGTGTTTATACTCGCGGTATGTTAGCAAACGATTCATACACAATCATTGCAGAATTTCGCAAACACAATGAGTATTATTCTCGCGGACAATTTAGAGATCCTGCTGCATTCAACTACACACCATTTGGAATAACTCCTGGTGGCAACAACGGATTATAATATGAAACTCATTAAAGAAATCCAAGAAA